ATGCAATTCGAAATGACATCTACCGTATTCAGCGCCACCAAAGTCACCGTAGAGGGCCGCACTTATTGCAGCGTCTTCACCGGACAACCGCCAGTAGGCGACAACGCAGAGAATACCCTGGGTGTTGAAGTCACCAAAATTAGCGCAGAACCGCAAGTTTTCGACCAGCTGAAAGCCGAAGGATTTAACGCAGGCCAGCAGCCACAAGTTTACAAACTCGTCGCCATGCTCAAAAAGGCGGCTAACGGCAAATCACAGCCGCACATTGTTGGCGTAGTGCCAGGACAACGCGCCCCGGCAGAACCTCAGAAAAAGGCCTCTTAAGGGCAGGGGGTTAACGTCATGGGCTGTGCAAACGTGATGGAAACCGAACTCGGCCTGGAACGTCGCTGCACCAAGTGCGGCGACTACTGGCCGGAAGATCGAGAGTTCTGGTTCATTGGAAACCGCAAAGATCAAAAGAAACCCTGCATACAGCAACCGTGCAAGGCCTGTTACTACGAACTGCCCTCCGTTATCGCAAAAAGGGCAAAACGACAAAGGAGTTACAGAATATGAAATTCCTTCTGATTGTGACAGGCGCGTTTTTGGTCGGGTTTCTCCTGGGTGATGTACATGGCTACATCGATGGCCTTCGGATCGCGGAGCCCTGGTCATGAGTGACCCAACAACTGACGCAGAGATGATAGTTCAGGCCATATACGGCTTGAACGCTATGGAATTCGCCCTTGGCTGCCTAATGGCGTTTGGTCTCGGGTGGATAGGAGGGCATCAACGGTGACAGAACTGGCGATGCTCGAATACTTCGGGATTTTCGCGGGCTGCTGGGCTGTAGGCTTCGGCATTTCCTACAAAATCCTGACCTTCAAAAAACTAGCAGATGAGGTAGTTTGAAAATGAAAAACGTACTGAGCCGTATTAACGGCATTAAAGGCCGCGCTTCGGTAGCAGCTGGTTCTCTTGTACTTGCTGGCACTGCTTCTGCGCAAGAGGCTACGTTGCCCGCTGAAGTATCCGCGGCCTTTACCGGCATTTCTGACAATTTCGATGCAATGGCGACGGTCGCCTGGCCTGTTATTGCGACGATTGTCGGCGGTTTCATCCTTATCAAGCTGTTCAAGAAGTTCGCCAACAAGGCCAGCTAAGGCTGATTTGGCGCTTTTTGGGGCGGGCTTCGGCCCGCTTTTTTAGCTTCTGGGGGCCGCTTTATGCGTCTATTTTTTCAAGGTTGTTTGATCACTCTTTTTCTTGGATTTAGCTTGTCTGTTTCTGCTCAAGAGGGTGGCTACGGCAGCGAACAGGAAGCTCTTGCAGCTTGTAAGGTTAGTGAGAGTTCTGGAAGTTGGGGTTATGGGTACAGGTGCACAAAGATTCCCGCGGGTGGTTTCCCTTCTACTTCAGGGTGGGATGGTGTTTTTAGACCGTGTTTGCATGGTAATCCCTCTCAATGTTATTCGGCAAATTATTATTGGATTGACACCCAAATTCCCTCTTGTGATCCGCCAAATTATATACACCCCGAAACTAACGAGTGTACGCAGCCCGAAGAGGTCTGCTTCACAACCATAGAATCAATGGCTGATCGGTGCGTCTTTATTGGTGAGACAACACCAGACGCTCCCCCTGGTTGTATCCGTGACGAAGAAACCCAAGCGGAAATTTGCCTTTCAGAAAATGAGGGCTGTTATATCGCAGACGGCAAAGAAATCTGTCCCACTCCTGGCATGGTTTGCGGTGTTAAAAACGGAACGTTTAGTTGTGTTGCACCTGAACAAGAGGGCTGTGGTTATTTCAACGGGGAGCGCGTCTGCTTCACTCCTGACGGTGACAAAGTAGACACAGATTCACCTGACCACCCCGACAATGGTGGTAACCTTGATGGTGACGATACCAACGATCCCACAGACCCTCGAACTCCGGAAGAAGGAGGAAACCCCGACAATCAACCCATTGATACAACGGGCCAGGGAGACGGGGCCACAGAAGGCACCGCCAAAGAACAATTAAAGGCGCTGCGTCAGCTGCGTGATGAAGCCAGTAATCAAAACAAGGCCAATACAGGAAATGGGGCGGCAATAGAACAGGATATTTCTTCCGGCATTGGTTCGGCTGGTGACGCTGCGGCTGGTGTGCTTGATGGTCATATTACAGATATAGATTCTCCTGGCCCTATGGAGGGTGATGATTTATCTACTATAGGCGGTGCCGTTACGGGCATTTTCGGTGCGCCTGCACAGTGCCAGGATATTGTCTTTGGGGTCGATGAATTGAGCTATACCATCACTTGCGCCGATGGTGAAAAAATCCGCGATGTGCTCGGCTTCCTTCTCTACGTCTTTACTATTATTCGTTTATTTAACGTGGCCACTCGGCCAGCTTCTGCGGGAACTCCATAATGGCTATTTTAGGTATTCCATGGTTAGCCGGTGCTTTGGGCACTGCGCTTACGGGTTTGATCGCGTTTTTTGGTAAATACTTTAGTAAGAAAATCGCTATTTTAGCGGCTGTTATTACGGCGGCAGCGACTCTTACGGCGGCATTTCTTGCAGCTATTGAGGGCATAATAGCTGGGATATCGTATACGATGCCCACGCTTGGGAATTGGTTTGTGTTTGTGCCTTCCAATTTCTCTGCGTGTATTGGTGCTATTGTATCCGCTGAGGTTATCCGCTGGGTTTATGACTGGAATATAAAAATCGTTCAGTGGAAGCTGTTCTGATGGCCGTTTACTTTGTAACGGGCAAGCTCGGCAGCGGCAAAACCCTTGCCGCTGTCGGCAAGATTCGGGACAAATTGTTAGCCGGTCGGCCAGTTGCTACTAATCTTGATTTGCGGTTAAACAAGCTGGTTGGCCCCCAGGCAAAAAAAACTGTCGTTTACCGTGTACCGGATAAACCCACGGTTCACGATATGCGGGCCTTGGGATCGGGTAACGATACTTACGACGAAGAAAATAATGGTCTTATCGTTCTGGATGAGTGCGGCACCTGGTTTAACTCGCGTGACTGGCAGGATAAAGACCGTCGCCCCCTGATTGACTGGCTTTTGCACGCTCGCAAGCTCGGCTGGGATTTGATCTTCATCATTCAAGATGTGTCTATGATCGACAAGCAAGCCCGCAAATCCGTTGGCGAGCATGTCGTGTACTGTCGCCGCCTGGATCGGATCAAAGTTCCGTTTCTGGATTCGCTTTATCGGTTTGTGTTCTCCCGCGATATGCCCAAAGCGAAAGCCCATCTCGGTATTGTCAAATATGGAGACCTTCCCACGTCAATTACCGTCGATCGCTGGTGGTATATGGCTAAAGACTTGTATCCAGCCTACGACACAAAACAAGCCTTTACCGACGATTACCCCCACAACATCTATCAAATGCTCCCCCCTTGGTATTCCCATGGCCGCTATGCAGTCAAAAAGGATTGGAGGTTTTACGTGCGTCTAACAAAGATTTACTTCCGGCGGTTTTCAAAAGTGGCCGTTTTGTCCGGTGGTATCGTTGCAGGTGCGGCGATTGCGTCGGTTTTCCAGCCTGCACCTGTTACCCAGGTTATCGAACCCGATCCCCTTGCAGCTGCTGGAGAAACAGAAACAGACACAGGCTCCATTGCCTCCGTTTTCGACAAGGACAAACAACCCGCCACCCTTGCTGAGCGTTTTGAGGGGTTTGTGATAACTGGCATTGCCCAGGATAAAGAGGGCGAGGTGATCTACTCGATGATCAGCAACGGCGAAAAGCAGTACAACGTTGATAGTCTTCGTTCGATGGGCTTAGTGGTTCGCCTGGTTAACAAGTGCGAGGTTCTTGTAATGAATCAGGACAGAACGGAGAACGTGCGCCTTTATACGTCCTACTGTGGCCCTGACAAGCCACCGGTAACGCCGCCTAAGATGAGTCCTTCTGAACGCTATCAATGGAAACTCGAACAGGTGAGGGCTGTAGAACGGCTTTCAGCAAATAACTAGAGCGGGACGCCTGGCTGTGCAGCACACCGCGCAGCGGGGGGCTGCACAGCCAGGCGGAACCGCTCCTCAGACGTCCCTGTAACACGTCTCATAGATAACACGTAAGTATTTCATAACGTATCATAAGGAATCACAAAATGGCCGTTAGGGATTTTGAAAGGTTCGACGTAACGACCGGGGAAACCGGTAAAGGTGATCTGTTCATTTCTGAAGGTCAACAGTACAACCTTCAGGGCGTTAACGTCCTCTGGTCCGGGGTTGATACCGTTCGGCAGTTGTATCAGGGCCGTTTATGTCCTGAAGTCCTGGCCGATATCGTGACCGCTTACGAACAGGGCCACGGCGCAATGATGCGTATCAATAACCTGGACTGGGCTGTAATGTCCGGTCGCCGTGGTGGCTTCCGGTATCTGCTCCAGAACCGTGAATACGGTCTGACCATGCTGGTTCAGAATTTTTACGCTGAACCGGATTCCCTGGGCACGCACGTCAAAATAGAAACCTCTCCTACCTGGTTGTATGAGCGCGGAAGCCAACAGGTTCAGGACGAGCTGAATTTCTGGGCGCGGCATTTCCTTCAAGCTTGTGAGCCATCTGGCGTGGCAATCCATCTGGCAGTGGATTTTCAAGGTTGGCAACCTCCGCAGGATTTTGCGCAACGCTTTGTAACACGCGCAAAAACGGTCAGTGTTTATAACGGGGTCAGTGATCTGGAATGGGAAACCGGTTCAACCGTGAACGGGCGTGGTGAAACCTTCACCTTCGGCAAGGCCAACAGCCTTCAAACCTGTCTCTATGACAAGTCGAAGGAAATCGACGTCTCCGACAAGCGGGCTTTCATGGAAAGCATTTGGGAGACTGCCACTAATGAACAGTGTTTCCCGGATACCTGCTATGACCAGGAACAACCGGTATGGCGTCTCGAAATCCGTTTCCATCACCGGATCATTAACGAGATTGCCGATGGCACCGAAGGAATGCCCGTTATTAAGTCGTTTATCGAAGCGGTACCGCACCTGACTGGCTTCTGGCAGTACGCGCTTCGGGCAAACCGGCTAGAGGTCCGTAAAAACTGGGTGCATCCTATCTGGACCAAGCTCCGCGATGATGTTGTGTTCACTCATCCCGCCCCTCAGCTGCTGTATAAACGCGCAAAAAAGGAACCCGGTTGCGGTAACGAAAAAAACGTTTCCCTGGCCTTTGGCAACCTCCTGAGCATTTATGCCCGCAACCGGTTTAACCCTCGCCAGGCTTGGGACTGCCTCAAGAAAAGCGGCCTGTGGGACGATCTGACCAACTATTACCGAAACCGGGACATTACCGAAAACGAACTGTTTCAGCTCGTTCAGGACGGTCTGATAAAGCGTCGCCTGTTGGGTAAGGTCTGCGCGTGATACGAAAGATTCAAACAGGGTGGGAAGTCGATTTTTACCCCGAAGGCCGTACCGGTCGAAGAATTCGAAAGCGTGGTTTCAAGACTCGCCTGGATGCCGTCGCGTGGTTGCGTCGCTTTGAGAACAAAGGCTCCGGTGCTGGTCGCCGCTTGTCTGACCTGGTCAATTACTGGCACGAACACCATGGCTGCACGCTTAAGGACAGTCAACAACGGCTCAGCCGGCTTAATGGCATTGTCTCGCGGTTGCGTGACCCTCTAACCGTTGATTTCAGCGCTTCTGACTGGATTGAATACCGAGTTACCAGGCTAAAACAGGTTAAGGCTTCTACCGTCAATCACGAACAGCGATACCTTAAAGCGGTTTTTTCGGAGTGCGTCCGCCTTGGAGTTATACGGGATAATCCCATTGAAAAGGTTCGCCAGGTCAAAGAGCAACACCACGAAATGATGTTTCTTACCCTGGACCAGTGCCACCAGCTGCTGACTGAGTGTGAATCCAGCACCAATAACCATACCTGGTGTGTAGCGGCTATCTGTTTGGCAACCGGTGCCAGGTGGGGGGAGGCGCAAGGCCTGACGTATTCTGGTTGGTTACCAGGTAAGGTAATTTTCAAAGACACGAAAAACGGACAGGATCGGGCTGTTCCGATTCTTCCTCAGTTACAGGAACAGATAAAACCTCGCCTTCGCCCTGGTCCCGGTAGGCTCTTTGATTCCTGCCGCTCTGCGTTTCGATCAGCTTATCAGCGTTGTGGTTTTGAAACTCCGCAACAGCTTACCCACATACTGCGGCATACCTTCGCCAGTCACTACATGATGAATGGCGGCGACTTGCTGACTCTCCAGCGTATCCTGGGCCACGGGTCAATAACGATGACGATGCGTTATGCTCACCTGGCACCGAATCACCTGGAATCGGCGTTGCGGTTTTCTCCGATGACTGCACTGTGTGGACAAGATGTAGTCAACATGTAG